GTCGTCAGCGACCGCGCGAGATGCGGGCAACCGGGGCCGTTGCCAGTGAGCCGCTTCGCAGCCTCGTCGGGCTGAAAGCAGCGCAGGCAGTTTGACTCGACGAAGGCTGCGCGCTCTATGTCGTTGCGCCAGACGTCAGTCATGGCCGAGCGCTTTCTTGTAGGCGTTGACCGCGACTCCGGCGATCATCGATGGTGTGCAGCCGATGAGGGCCACGTTGTTGTCGCCTCGGTCTACCCAGTCCATGACAGCCTTGTCTGCCGCTATCCGTGCTTCGAACTCGATGCGCTCGGCGCGCGTGGCGAAGACCGGGTCGGCATAGGGGGTTTCGTCGGGCGTGATGATCGCACGTACGTACTCGCTCATTGTCACGCCTTCCGCCTGTGCCAGCGCCCGGACTCGGTCGCGTAGTTCGTCGGGTATTCTCACACTGATCAGCCCGTCCTTGCTCACAGCGCCTCCGCTCCGACGTTGTTGAATCCCTCTCGTGGCGTTCCGTAATTGAGGATCGGAATGCCCGCTGCCGCAGCGAGATCCATGCAGCTAATCGTCCCGCGCGACGACGGTGTCGGGAAGGCGAGGCAGATGTCGGCGCCGAGTTGCACCATGTATCGATTGCGGATCGGGCCGGCTGAGTTGCCGAGCTCGTCCCAGTAGGCCGGGTAGGCTTCGTGGCCGACGCGCGCCTCGCCTTTGCGCATGCCGGTGAGGATGTTGCGCTGCGCCCAGAGTCGTGCTTCGGCGTCCGCTCCGGTGGGGCAGTCGCCGTGGATGACGACGATATTGCCCGCCTCCTCCAGCTGGTCGTGCAGGGCGCCGTAGACGACGAACGGGTAGTCCCACTCGCGCGACCCTGTGACGAGGACATGTCGAAATGCGCTGCCGGAGGATCTCATTCGCCGACTTTCTTACTGATGAGTACGCTGGTTGCTCCCGGCGTTCCCTGTACGGACTCGACGTGGTCGTGGCACACGCTTTGTCCGTTGACGACGTAGTCGGCGTCTTTGACCGTGTCCATCGTTTGCGATTCGATCGAGCAGATGACGCACTTCAGCGCCCTCATGACGCTTCCATCGTCGCGATGATCAGCTCCAGCTGCAGCCGTGCGATGACGAGGTTGCGTAGGCGCACCGCTTCGAAGAACATCGATCGCGACCCTTCGGTTGCTATCGAGACTCGCTGCAGTAGCTCATTGGTCAGGTACCATTCTGACCGAGGACCGGAATAGATGGGGTCAACGTGTTCTTCGGCATCCTTGATGTACCACAACGCCTTTCGTACATCTTCCAGACCGTTCTTCCTGTCGGTTCGCCACATGTGCTTCACGGCGTTGCCGGCGGCGAAGGTCAGTCCGCGAGCCACCTGGATGCAGTCGAAGTCGATGCCCTTCATCGGCTGGTAGTGCGGAGGATGATTGACCATGTCGACTTCGTTGCTCATGGGGCGACCCTTCCGTTGGCGATGAATGCTTCATAGGTGAGTGGGGCGTTCCGGGCGAAGTGCTTCTCGTACTCGTCGGCGACGCGGTTGATCTCCCACTGCGGGTTCGACGGGTGCGCTGCGTCGGGATCTTTGACGCGTAGCGACAGGAAATTCATCAACGCTCGGGCGTTCATGGTGACGATGCACGTCGACATCAGGTTGACGGGCAGGCACATTCGTGCGACCTCGCGGACGACGCCGGTTTCCAGCAGTCGTTCGTAGCTGGCGTAGGAGGTGCGCGATTCCTGCATCAGGATGCCGCGAACCATTCCGTAGTCGATGTCGGTTCCCTCGACGATGTCGTAGTCCATCGCCTTCGTGCCTGCACGCTGAACCAGAGGTCGGTGTCTCGGCGGTACGTAGAACCGCGGCCGCATCGTCCGGTAGCGGGCTGATTCTTCGTTGTACGACGCCATGCGGTGCCGGTGATGCTCGCGCCACACGAAAATCGGTGCCGTCACCTGGAATTGGATCCACATATGCTCGAATGGGCTGCCGTGCCGGTCCTTCATCAGCCGGTTGATCAGACCCTTTCGGGCGTCGTGATCAGCCTCGTCGCCCTTCGTCGACGTCCACGCGGCGAAGCACACGGTGTCGTCGCTGAATGTCGTCTCGATCATGTTCACTTCGCAATGGTCGAACCACTCGAATTCATCGGTCATGATGTCACTGCCTTCACTTTCTCGTCCTTCATGTCATTGCTCAATTCCTCTGCGCTGCCGACGATGCGCAGCGCCGCCGATACCCGCTCCGCGTCGTCGGGCCACTGGTTGATCCACTGGATCAGGTCTCGCCGTAGGTTCGCGTTCAGTCCGATGAGCCGGTCGAGCACGGCGGTGAGTCGGCGATACTTGCTGTGCGGCAACGCGATCCACAGCTGCTTGTCGACGGTGAAGCGCCCGATCGTGCCGTTCGGAAGGCCGGTGTCGAAGGTGACTTCGACGCGACGCTTAGTCTTAGGCATAGAGGTTGATCTTCAGCTCTTTGATGCACTTCCAGCAGGCATCGTATTCGATCTCCGGATTGGGCCGATTTACCCACACTGGATAGGCCTTATGGGCGAATTGTCCGCATCTTCCGCATCGCTTGGCTGCCATCGTTCCCCTCGAAGTTGTTGTGTGCGCGTGATTCTGGTGCAGCAAGTCAGAGCTACTCATGAGTTGACGGCTACGCCTGGGAATGTGATCGCGCCCCTCCCGTCCCTGCAGGGGTCTTAGAACGGAGGCCCGTCAGACGCCGTCGTCGCCGCCATCGTCTGCGCGACCTGGCGCTTCGTCGCGTCCGGCATCTGGTTCCATGCCTCCTGGCTGATCGCCGCCGGCTTCGGGGGCAACGGGTCAGCCGCCGGTGCCGCCGGGGGTGCTGCGGCCTGCGAGGTCTGGCCGCCGCCTGCGAAGAAGTCGCCGGTCGCGCTCGGGGGCTCGTAGGTGGCGCTGTACTTCTTCGTCGGGGAGAGGCCGACGTTCGGCTCCTCCTCGGTGAAGGTCACCGTCAGTTTGCCGCCGACCGCTGGCGATCCCGATACCCCGGCACGCCGGAGTGCGTCGCCGATGGCGCCTTTTAACCATCCCTTGACGAACAAGGTGCGACGACCGTCGTCGTGAGGGTCGGACGGATCCCGCTCGTCGGTGAGCAGTTCGATGCGAACCTGCATCTTCGGGGCGCCGGTCTTCTTGTCGACGACCGGATCGCCCTGCGGTGTGGTCTGCTGCTCAGGGGCGTGCACGGCCGCGATGGTTCCGGTGACCGAGGTGCCGATGGTCGGGAACTTGACCGACTTACCGCCGCCGCTGAAGAAGCTGTCGACAGATTGTGGTTGCGTCATTGTGTTGTCTCTTTCTCTGTTTCAACTGTTGTTTTCTTGTCTCCCAACGTATGTCGGGAAGTCTCAGGCGCCCTTGCATTGCAGGGGCGATGTGGGGTTCGGCGCGAAGTTCGCGCAGAAGACGCAATCGGATGACGGTGTCGCCGGAATCCATTGGTAGCGCTCGGGGCTGGCTTCGACTTGCATGTCGTCGAGGAGGCCGATGATCCGGTTGTAGTGCGCCAGCCCCTCCAGCGCGTACTCGCGGCTGTAATCCTCGCGCCACAGATGCATGTTGCGCAGTGTCCCGCCGCGAGGCAGCAGCGCGATGGCGACCTGCTTGACGGGTCGCCCGGCTCGCTCGAATCCTAGCCCGTAGAAATGCGCTTGCCGCCGGTAGACGACGTTCATCTCTTTGCGGTATTTCGTAAACCGGCTCGTCCCAGGGACTTTCCAGTCGATGACGCATTCGTTGTCGCAGTCGTACAGGTCGGCGTGCCCGGTGAGCCCTGGCGCGACCTCGACCTCGTTCTCGACGAGCCAGCGTTCGCGTCCGAGGATGGCGTTGGCGTGCTCGGCCGCTGCCTCCAACCATTTGTGCGTCGCCGTGCCGATAATCGACGGCAGTGGGTCGTACTCAGGATTGCAGCGCTCCGCCTGTAGCAGCCGGTAGGCGATCTTGCGATAGCAAGGATCCCCAATTTCGCTAGGTCCAAGGCGAACCTGCAGCGACCTTGGTGCTGATGCTGCTTTTGCCCGGACCATGGCGATCAGGTCTTCTCGAAGTTCATCAACAGGGTCGATGGACGCAGTAAAGAAGTCTTCGATAGTCGTCATCGTTTAATTCGATTCGAAGTTTTCATATAGGTGCCCCTCGCCGTTCGCTGCACTGGTGGTCGCCGAGGCATGTCATATCTCCTGTGGCAGAACGTACATCGAGGGTGGTATCTGGATACATCGGTGCTAAGGGGGCAACCCGTCTCTGTGTCGATATATTCGTCAGGGTCGCTGTGGTCGTATGACCAGTGAGAGGCAGGCTTACCGCAATCGATGCAGGAATGTGTAGACGCCGATCCTCTGTCCCGGTCTACGCGGCAATGCATGCTTCGATACTTCGGGTGCTCTACGGTGGGGTAGTGTACGTCGGTATCGTCGTGGCGCCTCATCCGTTTGTAGTGCCTATTGCATAAGCCAAGTGACAGGGCTCCCGAATCGCAGTCTTCCACTGAGCACTTTATGGGCGAGTGGTGCCTTTTCCAGTGCTGGTAGTGGGTACCGCAATATCCGCCGGAGTGATGCGGCTTTTCGCAATTGCTCTCGCTGCAGGTTTTCTTACCCACTGTTGACATCCTTCGCCGGCAGCTCCAGAACTTCGAACCTGCGCACCTCAGTCGTACGGCAGTAGTTCTCGAAGTCAAATGGGTGCTCAGCGCGAAACGCTTTCTGGTCGAACGACGTTCGCTTATGCGATCCCCAGGAGATCGCCGGCTCGCCGTCAAGCAAGCCGGTGTCGCTGGTGCCCATGACGTCCTCGATTTGTCCGCGGGCGGCCTTCTCGACCTCTTTGAGTTCGGCGATGCGCTGCTTCACCCAGTGCAGCAGCTCCACCTGCGCGCGCACCGGCGCGAGGTCGACGCTACCCGGCGGTGGCGCGGGCGCTGCTCGCCGGATGTGGCCGTGATTCGATGAAGGCATGGTCGCAACCTACTCCGGGATTCCGACAAGTTCGATGAGCTCGCCAGAGGGCGTGTCCGAGGATGTTCCATCGTCCCATTGGACGCGCCGCAGTCCTGGTGCTGGTGCCGATACGATGCTGCCGCGATTGGCCGGACCGTAGTGCTGTGGTCGCGTTCCGGCTAGTCGTACCCGATCGCCCACCCGTAGCATCACGCCTCCCCGACAAACAGCCGCTTGATCCGCAGCTCGACCTGCTGCTCGCGGATGAGCTTGCGGATGCGCTCGTTGCGTTCCTCGCCGGACAGCGGACGCAGCGCCACCGTGGTGCGGCAGGCGTTGGCGTCGTAGGCCGCTGCGGTGGCGACGTACACGGCCGAGGCGACATCGGGGCCGAATAGGTGCGAGCCGTCGACGGGTACGACGTTGCCGGCGAAGCTGAGTTGATCAGACATGTTCTCTCGCTTTCGGTGGTGGTGTTTTGAGCCACGAGGTCAATTCGTTCGTGCAGCTGTGGCAAAGGTCGGTCTTCGTGCTGTTGAAATCGACGACGCGCCACTGGCTCATCACATGGGCGGAGTTGTGCTCACGCTGCGTCTTGCAGCGATCGCATTCGCGTTGCAGGGCCACTATGCCTTGACCTCCTCGACGAGTTCCGGATGCTGGTGCGCGACGTGCCGAGCCACGTTGGCGAAGCTACGGTTGCAGCCGGGGCAGACGCCGTGCGCCGCGCGCTTCTTCGCCTTCGTCAGTTGTCCTTTCGTCGCGGCGTGCGATCGGCGTTCGTTCGCCAGGCGCCGTTGCTCGGTGCGGATGTCCGCTTCGCGGGCGTCGATTTGACGCTGTAGGCGCTCGGCGCGCTCGCGCTGCTTCTGCTCTTCGGTCTTGCCCAGGTATGACATCGAGTGCCCACTGGGGCAGTAGAAGGTGCGATGATCCTCACGGCGCCGGGCATCGTAGCCCTCGGCGACAGCGAATTCGACCCCGCACCGATCTTGTGGACAGGTGTGCGTGACGTACTTCGTCTGGACGATGATTGCGGTCATGCGGTCATTCCGTTCAGTCGTGCGGCCATGAGCTCGTCGTCCCACCAGGCCGGTGTGGCGGCCGAACACGGCAGGCATCGGACCGGCCGCGTGCGATCGATAACAGCCCGCGACGCGAAGATGTTATTGCAGTAGCTGCAGAGGTAGTGGAACATGTCGTCGTCAGGCATAGAAACCATGAAACACCGAAAAATCCACGTTGTCAATAGGTTAGACAGCTCTTGCCAATACCGTTGACTGCCAGTAGCTTTGAGTCATCGAACCGACGGCGTCGTCAAACCGGTCTGGCTCTCATCTGGCCCTCCTGCCGGCAAAGCACAGCCATGATCGCGCGCACTTACCCCGCGCCGAGTTGCAGCTGCGAGGCCGTCGGTTCGACTCAGAAGACGCATGTGACGAGCAGGATCGCGAAGGCCGCAACCGCAAGAGCGACGATCAGGGCCGCGTAGAAGTCGATCTCGCTGTCGCCCTGATTGCTACTCATCACACGGCGGCGATAGCCTCGCTCATGACGAATCGGCGCAGCCGCGCCAGCGCACGACTGCGCTCATCCTTGGCTTTGCGGTACTCCGATGGCCACGGCAGCCAGATGCCGGCGTAGAAGCCTCCGTTGGTGCCGTCGAGGCCGCTGACTGCGCACTGGCGCTGGACGGGACAGTTGCCGCAGATCGATTCCATCTCGACCTGCTGCGGAGCTATCGGGGCGTGGTCGCCGGCCCAAGGGAGGTCGCGCCGCCGCGCGCACTGTGCTTTCTCGTCCCAGTGGTCGCTGCTTTGCCGTTCCTTGTGCCAACCTGCGATGCGGAAATTCGGCTTGCGACCCATATCGCGAGGTTAGCTGACGATCGGGCGTGATGACAAGACTATGGACAAGCCGTGTGGAAAACGCTACCTTCGAAGGCATGGACCGGAGGGGAATGTGAGCAACCAGAAGATCGCCGCGCTGATTACTGACGCGCTCGTCGAGGGCCGCCTGGTGCATCCCGGCGACCCGGCGCGCGACCTGCCGGAACGTCAGATCGTCCTGCCCATCTTCCAGTCGGAGGGGCAGCCGAAAGAGGTTGCGGATCTGATGTCGACGACGGCAAAGTTCCTGGGCGAGGCCATCGTTCATCTCATCGAGACCGAGGGCGAGACGTCGATGGTGCCGACTGGCGAGCTCGCCGACATGCGCGTCGCCACCACGCCAGAGGCGCCCGGCCGTCGCATCGTCAAAGTCCACTGTCGCTGCGACACCGATCGCTCCATGCCGCTGGCGGTGCTTACCGTCGACAGCTCTGATCGCGTCGTCATCGACGGTAAGCAGTTGATCAGCGGGCTGCACCGGCGCAGTGCCGAGCATCCGCACGGGCCGGTGGGCGATGTTTGAGCCGCACAGCGAGTCCTACGTCGATAGCGAGGAGCAAGAGCGCTGCGCCACGTGCGACAAGTGGCTAGAGCCTGGCTATTACGACATCGAAGATCACTTCCGGACGCTGAAGGATGCTGGTGCGCTATGAGCAACCTCAACTCCGACTTCTGGAACATCGTCGGCGACAGGGCCGTGTCGTGGCGCGACCTGGAGATCGGCGAGTTGTTCCTGTTGGAACGCGGCCCGGCACGCATGATCATGAAAGTCGTGAAGATGGATGCAGATTCGTTCGACTGTCAGTTGACGTACGACCCGCTACCAGAGCGCCACAAGGTAATCGTGATCGGGGGCAACGATGACTAACGTCAAGCTGACTATCAACGGCACCGTCGAGTTCGACGGCGATCCCGGTGCGTGGCAGGACACGCCGCCGTCAGTGTTTCGCGACATGCTCAAGCCGGGCGCCCCGCTGCGACCGTGGCTGAACCACGCGGCGATGGCGATGGCGCATGCGTTGCAGGCCAACCAGTCCGTCGACATCGAGGTCGAGCACCGATCAAATCGGTTCACGCTCAAGGTGAGTGACGCATGAACGTCTTCCGCGGCATTGAACGCTGGTTCCACGCAGCTGTTTTGCGGCATCCGCAGATGGACCTGTCGATCATGCCGGACGCGCCGTACCGCGTTGTCTGCTACTGCTCCGCCGAGTGGTGGTTCAACACATGACGCGCCCAAGGCGCCGCGCCTACGTGCCGCCCGCCGCGCGCATCAACACCCGGAAGTGGCGCGCGCTGCGGGACCGCGTCGTGCATGAAGAACCTGTTTGCAAGCTGCGTTATCCGGGCTGCACGATCGTCTCGACGACAGCCGATCACATCATTCCGCGAGCGGTGCGACCTGACTTGACTTATGAGAGAAGGAATTTACGCGGATCGTGCGGTCCGTGTAACGGGCGGCGGGGTGATGGCTCCCCCCGCCGCCTGGCCGCAATTCGCAAGTCGGCGACCCAGCCGGCCCGCGCGCTGAAGTTCTTCGGATGAGGCCGCCGTGGTGGTTCTGCAACAGCTGGTGGTCGCCGTGGTGTGTTCTTGACACCCTGGCTCATTGGCTCGGACTTCCGTTGGATCAGGACTTGGCTGACGAGGGGCTTGCCGAAGATCGCTTTGGCTATTGGATATGCCGAAAGCACGACGTGGCACTCCATCGATATATCGAAAGGCAATCATGAAGACCTACTACCAATGCCGCCTGAACCGCGGCGAGCAGGAGACGACCGGCTGGATCGATCAGCGCGGTGCGAAAGAGGGTGTCGAGGTGGAAATGCTGCCCGGCCGCGAATTGTGGACGGTGGCAAAGGTTTTCCAGCCCGGCATCCCCGAGGGCATGTTGCGCGAGCAGCAACGACTGAATCGCGGCAGCCTGCCGTCGATCGAGAGGATGGTGTGATGAACGAGATTGGCCCGAGCGTTTGGTGGAACCCCTTCTACCTCTGGCACCTCGCGGTGTCGCGAGCTCGCGTGCGTCCGTGCAACGGATGCTCCGATAAGTCTTGGCACACTGCGCACATGACTCTCTACGGTCGCTGGTACTACGTCGCCCGCTATGCGCTGCGCGATGCGCTGAAGGCATCGTGACCACCGCATCGTCGGCATCGGCCGACAACATCGAGATGCTCCGCAGTGTCCGCGACCGGCTGTTCGACGCGTTCCGCGACGGCGACTGCCCGGTCCGCGAACTGTCGGCGCTGGCCCGGCGCCTGCAGGAGGTTGGCGTCGAGATCGCCGAGTACGACGGCACGCCCGAGGCGTGGGAGAAGCACCTGAAGGATCTCGGCTATCTGCAGGCGCACATGGCCAAGGCCGTCAAGGATCCCGAGTGCCCGTATCGCGAGCTGTCGCCGCTGACCCGCCGGCTGCAGGATATCGTGAAAGAGATCGCCGGGACCAAAGAGAAGCTGAAGATGGTCAGGTCGAAGCAAAGAAAGAAGACCAATGAGCGCACCGACGATGGACCCGCAGACGCAGGATTCGACCCCTCCGGGCTCTAGGCGACTTTCCCAGGTAGCCAAGCGAATTGCGATTCCGCGAGGCATTCAGGGAACGGCATGGGGTCCGGTGAGTGCGACGTGCCGCGACGAGCTGGGCATCGAGTTCGACGGCTGGCAAGACGGTCTCGGCCAGCTACTGCTCGCGAAGAACGCGGATAAGCGCATCGCGCACACTGTCGGGGGGTTCGGGCTGTCGGCGATGCGCCAGATTGGCAAAACGTTCTTCTTCGCCGGCGCGTTCTTCGGTATGTCGCAACACTATCCAGGCCTACTGACTGTCTGGTCAGCGCACCACTCCAAGACCCATGCGGAGACGTTCCTGGCGATGCAGGCGTTCGCGAGCCGTCCGCAGATTGCGCCGTACATCTCCGACGTCTACACCGGATCCGGCAAGGAAGCCGTCGTATTCAACAACGGCTCGCGCATTCTCTTCGGCGCCCGTGAACGTGGGTTCGGCCGAGGTATTCCCGGCGTCGACATCCTCATGAATGACGAGGGCCAGATCCTCTCTGAGCGCGCCGTCGACAACATGCTCGCCACGCTGAACACGTCGGACTTCGGCATCCATATCTACGCGGGCACGCCGCCGAAGCCGGAGGACAACTCCGAGAAGTGGATGCGGATGCGCGATGAGGCGTGGGCGATTCCCGACCCCACGCTGATTCAGATTGAGACGGCCGACCTCGTGTGGGTCGAGATCGGCGCCAGCGACGACGCTGATCTCGACGATGTCGACGAGTGGTACAAGAATCCGTCGGTACCGCACCGAACCCCGATCGAATCAATGATGCGTCTGCGCCGCAATCTCAAGGACGAGGGCTTCCGGCGTGAGGGTCTCGGCATCTACGACAAGCAGGAAGAGTCCGTCTTCGACCTGAAGCGCTGGCGCGCACTGAAGGATCTCGACGCCGATGCTCCCGAGCACGCCGCGCTGGTGCTCGACGTGTCGCCCGATCGACGCTGGTCGTCCATCGGCATCGCCGGTGAGTTGGAAGACGGTCGCGTCATGATGCTGGTGCACAACATCCGCGGCACCCACAAGGCCATTGCCAGGATCAAGGAACTGCGCGACGAGCGCGATCTGATCGACATCGCGATCACGCCGGGCGCCGCTCGCGCGCTGGAGACCGACCTGACTCAAGAGGCCATCGAGTACGAGGTGATGACGTCGACGGAGGTGTCCGCGGCGTACGCCAACCTGCAGGAGAAGATCAAGGTCGACCCCGCGGCCATCGCACACGCCGATCAGGAGTCGCTGAATTTCGCGCTGGCCAACAGCCGGACGCGGTTCCTCAACACCGGCGAATCGGAGACCTTTGATCGTCGCGACTACACCGTCGACATCAGCTCCGGTGTCGCCGCGGCCGGTGCCCTGTACCGCTGGGGCATCCTCTACGTGGGTATGCCGCTCGTCCTGTGAGTCAACAGCAGCGTCAACCGACTATTGTGTGTGGTATGCAGCGGAAGGCGGCACCCTAGTGGGATTCTGGAGCTGGGCAACCGGCACGCCGAGCTCTGCCGTCACCCCGAATGATAATGGACCCGCTGCGCTCTCGGCGGGCGATCCCGACGGCTTTGAATACCTGCCCGCCGAAGTCGAGGGCCGCGCGACTCTGCCGATCCTGTCGGCGTCGGCGTGGGACGGCTGGCCGACCGGCTGGGACACCCCGAACTGGCAGCAGCACAACAACGCGAACCGCCTCGCCGACGTCGCCTGGACCTGCCTAGATCTGAACGCCAACGTCATTTCGTCGATGCCGGTGTACCGCCTGCAGGGCGGCCGCATCGTCGAGCCGATGGGCTGGATGGGTAACCCGGACCCCGAGATCTACACGTCGTGGCAAGAGTTCCTGAAGCAGCTGATGTGGGACTTCATGATGGGCGAAGCCTTCGTGATGCCGGTGCTCTCCGGATACGACGGCTACCCACTGCGGTTTCGCGTTATCCCGCCGCCGTTCGTCGAGGTCGAACTGAAGGGCGGCAAGCGCCACTACCGCATCGGCACACTTGACGTCACCAACGAGATCCTGCACATCCGCTACCAGTCGACGACAACCGAACCCCGCGGCCACGGCCCGCTGGAGGCGGCCGGTCAGCGGCTGACGGCGATTAAGCTGCTGCAGCGCTACGCGGATCGCCTCGCCGAGACTGGCGGCGTCCCGCTGTACTGGATGAGCCTGGAGCGCAAGATCACTGAGTCAGAGGGCCGCGACTTGATCGCGCGCTGGGTCGAGTCGCGGGCGAAGAATGCGGGTCATCCCGCGCTGGTGTCCAACGGCGCGAAGCTGAACCAGGCGAACGCGCTGAGCGCACGCGACATGGCGCTGATGGAGCTGTCGCAGTTTCACGAGTCGCGGGTCGCCGTGATGCACGGCGTGCCGCCGTTCCTCGTCGGCCTGGCCGGCGCCACCGGCAGCCTGACCTACAGCAACATCGCCGATCTGTTCGACTTTCACGACCGCTCCAGCCTTCGCCCGAAGGTCCGGATGGTCATGGAAGCGCTCAGCAACTGGGCGCTTCCGCGAGGGCAAACGGCCGAGCTCAATCGCGACGACTACACGCGTCTACCCTTCGATAAGCGCATGGTCGCCTACAAGACGGCGATCGAGATGGGCATCCTGACCGCCCAGGAGGTCCGCATTATGGAACGATTCTATGGAGAGCCCGCCGCACAGGCGCTGACCGGAGGTAATGAGTGATGGCCGACGACATTGTCGATGAGGGCATCCAGCGCCCGAAAGCGCCCGTCGAGTTGCGCAGTGCCGACGTCGCTGACCTAAACCTGGGCCAGCGCCTCGTCACGGTGATTGTCGCGCCGTACGAGCAGGAGACCCCCGTCATGTGGAACGGCGAGGTCTGGACCGAGATGTTCGAACGGTCCGCGTGGAACGGTATCGAGAAGCGGCCGAACCGCGTGCGCGCCAACCGCGCTCATGATCGCCGCATGACCTGCGGTAAGGCGGTCAAGTTCTTCCCGAGCCGCCAGGAAGGTTTGGTCGCCGAGATTCGGATGGCGCAGACGCCGTTGGGCGATGAGACGCTGGAGCTGGCGCGCGAGGACTGCCTGTCGGTGTCGGCCGGCTTCGCTGCGCTGCCGTCGGATCAGCTGATTGATCGCCGCGCGAAGACGCGGCGTATCCGGACGGCGTACCTCGATCACATCAGCTTCGTTGAGGATCCGGCCTACCCCGGCGCCGAGGTGCTTAACGTCCGCGAGAACGAACTGGTCATCCCCGACGAGCAAATGGCGTCGCGGCCGGCGCTGGAGCAGTGGATGAATGATCCGGTGCTGGCGTCCGTCAATGAGCGACTTCGTCAGCTATCCTGATCGATAGCATTACCGATTGCCCCTAGATACGGGGTTGCTCCGAAGACCTGGGGCCAATCGCAGCGGATGCGGCAATGAATCCACTGCGAATTGAGAGGACTGCACGCATGAGTGCAACCACTGCCGCGAACGACACGATGGTTCGCCGGCTTCAGGAAGAACTTCAGGAGCGAAGCACCTTCGCCAACGGCATCATCGAGCGTGCCAACGCGGCGAATCGCGACTTGACCAAGGAAGACCAGGATCTCCTGGTCGAGGTCCGCGGCCGCATGACCGACCTGCAGGGCCAACTGGAGAACCTGCTGTCCATCAGCCAGGTCGCCTACGAGTCGCGCAACAAGGTGCAGGACATCGGCAACCAGATCGATCACCTCCGCGGCAAGCCGCAGGTGGGCGAAGTCGAGTACCGCAGCTCCGGCGCCTACATCGTCGACGCCTACCAGTCGCACATGGGCAACCGCGACGCGCAGGAGCGCATCGAGTTGTTCCACCGCGCCGCCGCGCACCAGAAGACGTCCGACAACCTCGGCGTCATCCCGAACCCGGTGGTTGGCGAGGTCATCAACTTCGTCGACGGCCAGCGCCCGCTGGTGCAGGCCCTCGGCCCGCGCCCGCTGCCCGGTGCTCGCTGGTCGCGCCCGCGCGTTACCCAGCACACCACGGTTGCCCTGCAGGGAACCGCTGGTGCGGCCGCCGACGAGAAGTCGGAGCTGGTCAGCCAGAAGATGATCATCGGTGAGCTCACCGGTGCCGCGAAGACCTACGGCGGCTACGTCAACGTGTCGCGGCAGAACATCGACTTCAGCTCGCCCGACGCGTTCGACATCATTGTCAACGACCTGGCGCTGCAGTACGCACTGGAGACCGAAGGTGCGCTCGCCGATGTCGTCGCAGCCACCGGCACCACGCCGGTGACCTACGACCTCACCCCGGCGACGGGCACCCCGGAGCAGGCCATCGCCAAGGCGATCTGGACCGCGGCCGGCACCGTCTACAGCGTGGTCAAGGGCGCAGGTCGCCTGGTCTTGGTGTTCGCACCGGATCGCCTCGCCGAGTTCGGCCCGATCTTCGCGCCCGTCAAC